TCGGGCAATAGCTCACCTTCGGGCAGGCGCTGTAAACAATGACCGGCGGAGGCGCAACCGGCGCGGGTGTGCAGCCGACGCACAACATCAGGCAGCTCAGCACTGTACCAGCGGCGCAGGGTTTCATTCTCATTTATCAGCCTCGTAATAGTTTCTTCGCGTCGCACGGCCATCGCACCGGCGGCCAGCAGTTCGCCGCGTAAACTGACCTGAGCAGTTTCATTTCGCCTGGCTATTCCCTGCGAAACGGAAAGCTGATTTTTCAGCATCCCGATCGCGGTTTTTTGTTCGGTCGCAACCCTGTTTGCCCGTTCAAACGAGCGCGTCAGGCTGCCGTTTTCATGACGCTGCCAGAGCACAACCGCCATCAGCGCGACCAGTATTAAAAACATCACTTTCATGGGATCCCCTTCCGGCAGTAAGCACGCTCGCGCGCGCGGCGGTTTTCCAGCCCTTTGTTAATTTCACCGTTCACATACACCCAGCGGGTGAGCTGGTCGCACGCCTGCGGCCATTGCTGACGTTTGATAAATGAGACCAGCGTCGACCGGCAGGCCGCGCCGGTTCCCACGTTGAATGAGAAGCTGACCAGCGCGTCGTAAACGTGCTGCGGCATTTTCACCGGCGCGCAAACGGCCAGACGTTTTTCGACGTTCAGCACATCCGCGACGAGGTTCGCCGCCGCCTGTCGCTCGGTGATTTCCCCTTTCGGGACGACGCCTGCAGTGTGGCCGATGCCTGACGTCCACACCCCCGCGCTGCACTGGTAAGGCGTCAGACGACAACCTTCGAGGTCGGCAATCAGCGCCAGCCCCTCGGGCGAGGTGTTAAGCAGACGAAAGCCAGGCATGAGTGCCGCCAGCGCCAGCACTGCGGCCACACTGCAACGTTTAACGATTGATTTCACGAATAGCCCCTTTGTCGAGTCCGAGCGATGTCAGATAGAGGTACGTCTTGCGCTTAAACCAGTAATTGGTCAGCGCGGTAAAAATGGCGCATCCGCCGCCCACGTAAAGCGCCATCTTTTCGGGCGACATAGCCCCGAGATACGCCAGCGCAACCGCCAGCCAGTACGCGATAAACGTGGTGATTTTTTCCATACTCAGTCCCATAGATTCACCGTTTCGGTTCTGGCCGCGCTGTCGGTTTCGGGAAGTTCAACAGCCGTGCCGTGTGGCAGGATGACGCCGAGCTCTGACAGGCCGGGGTTCGCTTCTAACACGGTTTCGACCGCCCCCTCAGTGCGCCCGTAATACCGGACACAAATTGCGTCGAGGGTATCGCCCTGCAGCGCATAGGCTTTCATCAGATTTGCCCCACAATGCAGCGCGCTTTGTCCTGGATGCGCGCCACTGACCAACGCATATCCCGCCACATTTCATCGATAGTGCTGTCGATGCTGTCGGCTTTTTTGTCGCCTTTGGCGGTCGCATCCACGCCTCGAAAACGCTCGTAAAGCGTGGCCGCCGTCATGGCACATACGGCGTTGAAATAGTGGAAAACGCGCACGCTCTCGCCATCGAGCTCGTCGGTCGGGACGTCTTCCAGCGTGGCGTAACCGGCATCGAGCTGACGTTCGCGCCATTCACCCAGCTCCGCGTTAGTCTCTGCAATGGCGGTCTTAATCGCCCGGCGCAGGCGCACGGGGGAAACCGTCTGCTCTAATCGCATTTCCTCGCGCACGCGCTTCGGATCCACGTCAGGATAAAACGGGGTGTTTTTGATTACCGGCTCGCTCACGCCCGGTGGCGGTATCACCACGCCCGGCACGTCCTGCGGCTCTTTTTTTGGCTCAATAATCAGTGTCGTCATGACAACCTCGGGTAATGGGTGGGCGGTGGACGCCGGTCGCAGTCAGGGCAATAAGTACCCGCATTGACCGGCGTGCCGCCCGGCTCGGGGAGCGCTCGGTTAACCTGCGGCTTTTGCCGCCTTTGGTGGACGCCCGCGCCGTGCCGACGGTTTAACGGCAGGTTTGCGCGTGCGCGGTTTAGTCGTTTTGGTTTTCGGTGCCGGTTCGGGTTTTGGCCTGAGCAGGCGCTCTAACTGCTCGATATCCTTTTTCACACCGATTGTGCGTTCTAACTGGATCGCACGTTGCAGGTGCGCCAGCGCCTCGGGCAGTTGCTTCGCATCACGCAGGACATAGCCGGTGATTTTGTGCAGCTTCGCGCGCACGATATCGGGCATGTCAGCGCGTTCAGTCAGCGCAATGGTGTCGAGCAGGTTCGCCAGTTCGACCGGCTGTTTTGCAGTGAGCAGGCGCTGCGCGGCCAGTGCCACCTCTTCGGCCAGCAGGTAAGGCGTCGGACGTCGACCGGTCGGCATGGTCAGGCCATAGGTCATGGCGTAACGGGCAATTTCCAGCGCCCCGGCGATATCGTCAGCATCGAGACGCCACAGCATGACCGTCATGACGATGTCATCCTGCGCGCCCTTGCCGTGTGCGAGGACGCCAGCCACCCATGGCAGATAGAACGGCAGCAGCTCACGCTTTTTATCTGCCTTTCGCTCATTGGATCGGATTTGTTTTAGCGTGCGGTTGTCTGCGGCCAGCTTAACGAGCATCTGCTCATAGGCAGTTGCATTGCGCAGCGGGACAGCAGCCCGCCGCGCTGTTTCAGAGGCCGAGACCCGCATCATGTGACGCGCTGCGGGACTCGTCATGGTTTACTCTCCGCCTTCGTTATCTACTGGAGCGGAAGCGCTTTCCGGTGCAGCAGGCGCGGCAAACTCACCGAGCTTGATATTTTCAATCAGGCAACCGGCAGCGTATGCCTCGACCACGTAGTCGGTATTCATTGACTCGTAGTTCTCGATGCGGTCTTTCTTCGGGTTTTCGATGATGCTGCGGCGATGCGCGTCATCCATGAAGTAGATAGACAGGTTATCGAGACGCGTCACCATCAGGGCATTCGCCGGGAAGTAAGGCACGCGCACGGCAGGCAGGTTGCCGATTCGCTTCTGGCTGATGATGATGTCAGCGGCCAGCGACTCGCTGTTGTCCTGGTCTTTATTGACGATAGGGAAGTATTTATCCGCCATCAGCTTGCGACCGGTGATGACAACCAGCTCCGGGTCATCCTGATAAATCTCATCAATCAGGTTGCCGGTGGCATCCATGACCAGCGCGTCGAGGTTCGCATAGTCGCCGTTTTTACCCACGCGGATCACATCGGAAATGACCGCGCCGTCCTCGTCGGTGATTTTTGACATCACGCGCGCTGGCGCTTCATTGCGGTACTTCTGCAACCAGCCCACGGCCACATCCTGAAGCATCGGATTTTTTTTGCGGTCAGATTTGGCGGCACGCTCAATGCCGTTGAAACCGGCCATGATGAAATCGAGCGCCTGACGCTTGATAATGGCGTTACGGATACGGGTCTGGAAGTCCTGGAATCGCGCCCACAGGTCGAGCTGCTTATAGCGGATATGGAAGTCAAAGTTAATCTGCGCGCACTCGTATTTGTTGGACTCCAGCGCAGTAAAATCAGCGGTTTCACGCTCGCCATCGCCGTCAGTATCGGCGGTACTCGCGATTGTGCCGTTAACACCCACACCGACCTTTTCGCCTTTCAGCTCGTCGACCGGCACGATGTTGATTTTCGTCAGGAATGAGGACGATTCCTGCACGGTGTCCATCATGGTTTGCGTGACCGACGGCTCGACGGTGAATTTCTTCGCCACGTCATCGGTGGAAATGTCGTTCAGCTCCGCGACGCGGGTCAGGTAGGCATTGAATTTAAAGCGGGTTTGTTTACGCATGGTTTTTCCTGTTCGGATGATAGGTATCAGGCCGGGCAGCGCGCCCGGCGGGTTATCAGCAGTTGGTCAGCAGCTCGTCGCCCGTACCACCTTTTGAAAGCTCGCGGCGCGGCTGGCGCTGGCTTTCGGTGTTATCGAGGGAGTTTTTGAGGTCGTTAAACGCCTGCGCGCTTTCTTCGGCCTTGCTGGTCACGTCCTGCTTAAGCTGCGCCAGTTCGGTCTCAAGCTCGGTGACGCGCTGGTCGGTGGCGGTGAGGTTGGTTTGCACCAGCTCGGTAACGGTCGTCACAGCCTCATGCACATCTGCAAGACGGGCGTCATCGCTGGCCTGTTTGCGGCTGAAAATAGCCTTAACCTTGTCGGTCAGGCTGTTGAGCATGGTGTCGGGAACGTCCTCGAATTCCAGCTCAGCCAGTGAGGCCACAGAGAAGAGATCGCCCGGCTGGTCTTTTTTACCGGCGAGCGGGTTTTGTGTGGCGCGGCTACAGAATTCAAGGTATTCGGTGCCGAGGCTTGCCGGGTCATCGGTGACGGCGAGCCCGATGAGATAGCATTTGCCGCTGTTAGAGAAATTCGGGCGGATCTCCATTGAGGTGTAAACCTTCTGCCCGGCACGTACCATACTGACCAGCTCATCGAGCGGGGCAATTTTGGCAAACAGCGCCTTTTTGCCATTGAGCGCAGAGTCATCGCTGATAATCTCCGCTTTAAGCGCGGTCACATCGCCATAGCGCTTAAAGGGGCTGTCAGGGATGAGGCTTTTGATATGTTCGAGGTTAATGCGGCAACCGTAGACGCGCGGGTCGAACGTGTCGGCCATTTCCTGAATGTCATCAGCGCTGATGACGCGGCCATCGCAGGTGTCACCCTCGACGCCGATGCGAAACCATTTAGAAACTTTCTTTGCCATTGTTCAGGTGTCCTGATGTTGGGTTTTCGGGTCGGGGTTAGTTTCCCGACTCAGCCCCTCATCAGCCACCTGTTGCGGAAGTGCAATCCCTGACACAACAGGGGTTTAGCGATTAAGCACGGTCATTTCCTTAGCCTTGCCTCGTAACATCAAAACGAGGTAAGCATGACCATTTCAACTGACCTTTCATTACTCAATGACCCGCGACGACAGGCGCGGCTGTTGTACTGGCAGGGGTTCGCCGTGCCGCAAATCTGCGACATGCTGCAACTCAAGCGCCCCACGGTGCAGAGCTGGAAACAGCGTGATGGATGGGAGGAAACCGCGCCGATTAACCGCGTTGAGTCGACGTTAGAGGCGCGCCTCATCCAGATTTACGCCAAGCCCGACCTGACGCCGCACGACTTTAAGGTCGCTGATTTTCTGTCGCGCCAGATGGAGCGCCTCGCGCGCGTGAACCGCTACGGCCAGACCGGAAACGAGGTGGATTTAAACCCCAATATCGCCAGCCGCAACAGAGGTGATCGCAAAAAGCCGAAACGTAATTTCTTCAGTGAAGAAGCGATTGAAAAGCTGGAAGAGATTTTCTTTGACCAGTCGTTTGAGTATCAGCTCAGGTGGCATAAAGCCGGGTTAGAGCACCGCATCCGCCATATCCTCAAATCGCGCCAGATTGGCGCAACGTTCTACTTTGCGCGTGAGGCGCTTCTGCGCGCCCTTAAGACCGGGCAAAACCAGATTTTTTTATCCGCCAGTAAAACGCAGGCTTACGTTTTCCGTAAGTACATCATCGCCTTTGCGCGTCTGGTCGACGTCGACCTGTCAGGCGACCCGATTGTCATCGGCAAC